CTATTATTTAAATCGGTAACACCGTTCTTGGATAACTTATGTAAGAATTCTGAGAAATCAACAATTTATTGGCCTGATCGCGTAAGTAAGATTGAGGCTTATAAGAGTAAACTTAAATCAATAGTAGAAGGTAGTTAATATGAGTCTTTTAGACAAGTTAGTGAAAAACAGTACAATTAAAATGACAGCGCCATTAATGGAATCAAAGGTTTTTGGTAAAAAGGATATGGCGCCGACAGATGTTCCAATGGTAAACGTTGCTTTATCAGGAAGAATTGACGGTGGTTTATCACCGGGACTATTGGTATTAGCAGGACCATCAAAACACTTTAAATCGGCATTTGCTCTGTTAATGGCAGGTGCTTATATGAAGCGTAATAAAGATGCTATCTTATTGTTTTATGATGCAGAGTTTGGTACGCCACAAGCGTACTTTGAAAGCTTTGGTATTGATATGGATAGAGTTGTACATACACCAATCACAGATGTTGAGCAACTTAAATTTGATATTTCCCAACAGCTTGATAAAATTGAAAAGAAAGATAATGTAGTTATTGTTATTGACTCAGTCGGTAACTTGGCATCAAAGAAAGAAACACAGGATGCACTTGACGGTAAATCAGTTGCTGATATGTCAAGGGCAAAAGCCTTGAAATCTCTATTCCGTATTGTAACACCGCATCTTAATCTTAAAGATATTCCACTGATTGCGGTTAACCATACTTACCAAGAGATTGGTTTGTTTCCAAAGGCTATCGTATCTGGCGGTACAGGGATTTATTACTCTGCTGATGCCATTTGGATTATCGGTCGACGCCAAGAAAAGGTTGGTACTGAAATTACAGGTTATCATTTCGTTATCAATATTGAGAAATCTCGACATGTTAAAGAGAAATCAAAAATTCCAATCTCAGTATCTTGGGATGGCGGTATTGTTAAATGGTCAGGTTTAATGGAAGTTGCTGAAAAAGGTGGTTACCTCAACAAACCAAAAGTTGGTTGGTATGAAGCAATCAATCCAGAAACAGGCGAAGTTATTTCTGATAAGTTAATGAGAGCTAAAGAAGTAAACGATAATAAAGAGTTTTGGCTAAAAATGTTTGAAGAAACAAACTTTTGTCAATATATCAAAGATGCGTTTACTGTCGGAGGATCAGGTGCTATCATGCGTGATGATGATATCGCCGCGATTGACGAAGCGATTGCTGACGCAACGGAGTAATTTTTAGTTGACATTTGTAACAAAATGTATTATTATAAAAGTATGGCGGTTCAATTACAGAGCCGCCATATTCAACTCAGCCACTGGAATTAACAATGATAGAGAACACCGTATTATCTAACCTCGTATTTAACGAGGATTATTTTCGTAAAGTATATCCGTACATAAAAACAGATTACTTTGAAGATAATAACCACAAGAAAATATTTGAAACGTATTCAAGTTACGTTGAAGAATATAGAGATCCTCCTTCAGTTGAGGTACTCAAACTAACACTTGACAAACGTAAAGATATGAATGAAGAGTCTTACAAAAGTGTAATGGCTTCAGTTGATACTCTTAAGCGCGATGAAGATACGGACCAAGAATGGTTGGTCAAAGAAACTGAAAAGTTTTGTCAAGATCGCGATTTATATAACGCAATTCGTAAAGCAATCCTCGTAGTTGATGGATCAGAAGCCGAACTCGGTAAAGATGGACTGCCTGCCTTATTACAAGACTCACTCAGTATTAGTTTTGATAGTTCGGTTGGTCATGATTACCTTGAAGATTATGAATCACGTTATGATTTTTACCACAAGAAAGAAGAGCGTATTCCTTTTGATATTGAATTGCTCAACAAGATTACCAAAGGTGGATTACCACGTAAATCCATGACAGTCTTATTGGCTACAACCGGTGGTGGTAAATCATTAGTCAAATGTCATGCGGCTGCTTCGGCTTTACTTCAAGGTAAAAACGTATTATATATTACAATGGAAATGGCAGAGGAACGTATCTCTGAACGTATTGATGCTAATATGATGGGTGTTACTATTGATGAAGTATCGGAAATGCCACGTGATGTATATAATAAAAGAATGGAACGTATCAAAGGTAAAACCACGGGTAAACTAGTTGTTAAAGAATATCCGACAGGTTCTGCTCATACTGGTCACTTCCGACATTTATTAACAGAGTTGCGAATGAAACGTAACTTCAAACCAGATGTTATTATGATTGACTATTTGAACATTTGCGCATCATCTCGAGTTAAAGGTGCCGCGGCTGCTAATTCATATACATTAGTTAAATCAATCGCTGAAGAAATCCGTGGTCTTGCTATGGAATATAATTGTGCCGTGATTACATCATCCCAGTTCAATAGAGATGGTTATGGTAATACTGATGTTGATTTGACAAATACGTCTGAGTCAATGGGTATTACTCACACAGCTGATTGTATCCTTGGTTTGATTACATCTGAAGAACTTGATGGTCTTGGACAATTAATGATTAAGCAACTTAAAAATCGTTGGGGTGACTTGAGCCATTATCGTCGGTTTGTTGTTGGTGTTGATAGAGCAAAGATGCAGATATATGATTTAGAAGATAGTGCTCAAAAAGGTATCACGCAAGGACAAGCAGTTGCTAACTCTATGCCTAAACCTTCAGTATCATTTAGTGATGATAGTCCTGTATTTGATAAAGGTAATATTGGTAAAGTCAAAAAGAAAGATTTGTTTAGTGCTGGCGAATTGATGTAGTTAGATATTATAAATAACTCTAAACGAAGCACTACGGAGTTAACTATGAAGCGTTTTCAGGAATTTGTCACAGAAGCGAAACGCGGTGGCGCAAAGAAAAACCAAGTAAGTGCCACTGATATGGAAGCGGTTATCGTTGTTGCTTTCAACGGTGGTTGGGACAAAGCCAAAGATACATACGGTTTAAAACAAAATACATATGAAATTGGCGCTCCAATTGCAGAAAAAATTGCTGATGATATTAGAAAAACAACCAAGGCTTCTGCGAACTCACTAATACATTTTGGTTCTGGCGCAGGTCAGTTAAATCCAAAATGGTTAGGTTCCAATGGTACTCCTAAAACTGATTTATATTCAACAGACGGTATAAACATATCACTTAAACAAAAAGGTGGTTCTCAAGTTATGTCTGGATATAAAGAAGAAACAATTTCTACATTCTATGCAGCGATGGATAGTATGGGAGATAAAGCTCCTAAAGAAATTAATAAATTAGTAGCACAATTGGATCCTGTTCTCAAAAAGATTACTGTACCCGGAAATGTTAATACAATTATTAACTCAATCAAAGGTAAATCAATGCCTAAAGGTGTTAAAGCACAAGTAGGTAATAGTAAACGTGTAATGGACATTAAGTTTGATAAAAGAGAATATGCTGCCAAGCAAGCAGAAATTGTCGACTGGAAAAACTCAATGAAGGAACTCAACCCAGTGTTTAGAGAATTCTTTGAGGACAACCAAGAGTTTAGACGATACTTTGTATATGAAGCAGCTACTGGTGATTTTAAATTTGCCCCGGATAAATATGCTAACTCAAATTGGATGGTAGAGTTTGACCCTGCGTCTGGTACTAATAATAACATTGTCCAACTATCATTAGGCAATAACATACCGGCACCTTTTATTGATAAGCTAGCTAAAAAAGTTCAAGTTAGAATATCTCCAAAAACACCAACAGGTTCAAAAGTATCTGCGCAAGGTACATCATCAACTGTTGGATCGTTTAGATTAACAGTGGCTGAAAACAAAGGCGGGTTTGATACATTTGAAACAATGATGATAAGAGAACAAGCAAAGTTTACTGAGTCATTATTAACTGAAGATGTGTTAACTGAAGCAGGATTGTTTAGTAAACTTAAAACATGGTTATCTAAATTATATTACAAAGTAATTAAAAAGATTAAACAAATTGCTAAACTAGGATACGAAGCGTTATTATCGTTTTTCCAATTTGAAGTAAGCAAAGTTGATACAAAAGGCCTACAACAGTTTGGATTTAAATAAATGTTAAGTTTTAAAAATTACCTCGCTGAGGAAAAGAATGTTCATATGGAGCATCTTGAAGACTCGATTTTAAACCTTGGTGTTGATGGTACACGTTCTGCTATTAATTTCCTTAGAGCATTAAGAGATATGCTACAAGGTAGTTCAAAATCTAAAGTTAACGTATCAGTTAAATGGGACGGAGCACCTGCTATATTTGCGGGCGTTGATCCAAGCGACAAAAAATTCTTTGTTGCTAAAAAGGGTATTTTTAATAAGAACCCTAAAGTATATAAAACCGCCGCTGATGTCGATGCAGACACCAAAGGCGATTTAGCAGTGAAATTAAAACTAGCCTTGGAAGAGTTTCCTAAACTTGGTATCAAAGGTGTAGTACAAGGTGACTTTCTATATGATAAAAAAGATCTCAAGATATTGGACATTAAGGGTGAACCGCATGTTACTTTCCATCCTAATACGATCGTATACGCGGTACCTTCGGCATCAGACCTCGGTAAACAAATACTCAAATCCAAAATCGGAGTGGTCTGGCATACGGTATACAGAGGACGTAGCTTTGAAGAAATGTCTGCAAGTTTTGGAGAGGAGATTGCATCAAGCCTCAAAACAACGAAAACGTGCTGGTCGGTAGACGCGGTATATAGAGACGTTTCAGGCACGGCAACGATGACGGCTGCAGAGACTGAAAAGGTTAATAAAATATTATCGGCTGCAGGAACTTTATTTCAAAAAATAAAACCAGCAACTCTAAACGGCGTAGCAAACAATCCTGACACGCTAATGCGGACAAAAACATTTGTTAATACTAAAATTAGAGCTGGTGAAAAGATACGTAACACTCGTATGTTTGTAAAAGATTTAGAAAAGTATATTGATGATATATACGAAAAAGAAGCTGGCAAACGAAAAACCGATAAAGGTAAAAGAGCACAACGAGTTAAAAAAGATGCTACATTAGAATACTTTAAGAAAACATCAACAAAAGAATTAGTTGCTATGTTTGATTTGTATAACTTGCTCATAGATGCCAAACTTTTAATCATAAAGAAACTCGACAAAGCTGGTGGTTTAACAACGTTCCTTAAAACAGCTGACGGGCTTCAAGTAACAGGGCAAGAAGGCTTTGTTGCTATTGACCACATGGGTAAAACCGCAGTTAAGCTTGTTGACAGACTTGACTTTAGTAATGCTAATTTTAACGACAAGTATATTAAAGGGTGGGACAAATAATGGCATGGGTTGACGTACCAGGATCACCAACAGTTTTAGTGGGTGGAACACCTACTGCGATTTGGCAATATGATAATGCTCCTGTTTTAGGCACATTGGTAAACGCGAATGCAAAGGTCCAAGACGATCCTAATGTTGGCCCTACTGACCAATATTACCGCGCTAACGGAACCGTAACTGCAGGGATTAGATCCTTTACACCAACAGGTGGTCCTATACAAGAAACATATGTAAAATGTAAAAAGGTTCAACCAACTGGAAAAATTTATACTGATTCCAACACAAACGGTCCTTGGTCTGAATTAAACAAAAACTATTATGACGGAAAAATTTAAGAGGTAGGCAAGAGCAATGGCTATTTGGAACAAATTAACTCAAGCATATTTACAAGGTAATAAAACTTTATTTGAAGCGTTTATGCTGGCAGATAAAGATGGTAATATCATCAATACATTTGGTTCGGCGTCTAATATTCCAATTGCTGCAGGGCAAGTAGAAGGCTATTCACATATTAATAAGTTCGGTCATACAGGTGCCGATATTAATGGTACGACTACTATTTGGGATGGTTCAAATGGTGTATATACTTGGCCAACCGCAGCGGGCGTAGTTACAGTTGCTTCTTCATCTCAATCTGGTGAAACAGTTGTGGTTGAAGGTCTTGATGTAAATTATAATATCATATCAGAAGAAACAACAATTGGTGGAACAACTACCGCAGAGTTTTATCGTATCTATCGTGCATATATGACAGGCGACCAAAATGAGAATGATGTTACCTTCTCAATTGGTGGAACATCATACGCTATTATCCTAGCAGATAACGGTCAAACTTTGATGACGACCTATACAGTTCCTGCTGGTAAAACGGCTTACCTAATGCAATTAACTTGCACAATGGATAAAGCAAATGCTCCAACATACTTTAGATTAATGTCACGCCCAGTTGATAATGGAACTTCGTTTAATATCAAATCACAGCTTGGATCACAAGGTGGTAATCCAGTAAACTTTGAATATGCTGTACCCCTTAGGTTTCCAGAAAAAACTGACATTAAAGTTGATGTTATTACTCAAGGTGCAGTTGGTGTTGGTGCAACTTACGATCTTATATTAGTGGATAATCCTACTCCATAACACCTGACATAATGTCACATTTGCATATAGTGAATACCGGCTAGTAAAAACTAGCAAGCCTAATTTTACCTTTTTACTAATAAATAAATTTGTTAAAACAAAGAAACATTTATTAGAAAAGGATTAATTATGGCACACACGATTAATAGTAATTCATCTATTGCTTCAGTATTTGCATACAAAGTAGTAACATTCTTCGAAAGAATTGGCACGGCGATGGCTAAACGAGCAGAGCGTCGCGAAACATTCAAAACACTCCATAGATTAACAGATAGAGAATTAAACGACATTGGCATTAGCCGTGGCGATATTCGTTCTATTGCTAATGACACTTGGGAAGATACTCGTAAACGCGATTCATTACCATATGTATCAGTTAACCCAAATTTAAGAGGATCAGTATAATGGAAATCACAGGTGAACAACCAGTAAGAATGCCAAAAATATTTAAACTATTAGCAAAAGGCTTAGTTGCTGTAGGAATGTTCTTATGGGCATTTGGCGAGTCAGCAGGCAGAGCAAGAGCAGCGAGTGAATTGTTTCGTCAAGGATATGTAGAAGAAGCAAGAAGATTAATGTTGGAGAGTAAATAA